AACAAGAGTTCTAGTGACAAGATTAACACTAGCAATCCTGATGCTAGTGACAAGTCTATATCAAGTAAGTCTAACTCTAACACTACGTTTTCTCGCGAATTTGAATACCCCAAATCATTCTCACGCCTCTGGATTTTATTCGTGAAGGGGACGTTGGGAAATCAAGGTACGAAGGCCGAGGCGTACACTCAATTCAAGAAGTTGAAGTTGAGGGACAATGACCTGGAGTGGCTCCTCCAGCGCATCTCACACGAAATACACCGCAAGCAACAACTCCGCAAGACTGGGCAGTTCGACCCCAACTTTCCCCATGTATGCCGCATCTTAAAATACCGCGCCTGGGAGTCATGGCCCGTCCCGTCTGGTCCTCTTCCAACGTCATCTCAACAAGAAGTAATTCTGTGATCCTGGAGAGAATATCTGTTTCCGATTTTTCTCACGAAACTCTCAGACAGGTCCTAGCCGAAAAGGCACAGCACAAGGTCAACTGGCTTGAGCGACACTCAGAGAAGATTCTGGCAGAGAGTGTGGATCCGGCGAGCCTCCAGGGGATCGACCTGTGCTGGAGCAAGGTCCATGGGAAGGTCATGCTGCAGTTCGGGTGTCTGTCTGTGTGGGTAGGGATTGACGGCCACAAGAAGACCTCAGTAATGACGCAGATCCTGAGCTTCGCAGCCCGTGATCATGTCGTCGGCATGGCGAGTTTCGAGATGGATCTGCGGGCCCTGGGAAGTTTAATGGTTCAGCAGGCGACAGGTGCCGAGGCCCCGTCACCAGAGCTCACCAAAAAATTCCTGGATTGGTCGAAAGAGAAAATTCTGGTTTACGATCACGTAGGAACCGTGAAGCCGATTGAGGTATACGCATTGATCATCAAGATGGCCCGTGATCACGGGGCAAAGCTCATTGTGATCGACTGTCTCCAAATGATCGCCGGCGTGTGCGGTGACAATGAAAATGAGAGGGCGTTCATCTCGATGCTTGTGCAGTTGGCGAAGGCCTACGAGTGCCACATCGTTGTTGTGCACCACTCAAGAAAACCCGACCGGGGAGGGGATGAGTACATCCCGACAAGATTCGACACGATGGGGTCGTCATCGATAAGTCAACTCAGCTCTGTCCTTGCGATCGTCTGGTCCGATAAAAAAAAAGACCACTACCGGGACCGGCTGGAGCAAGGCGGAGAGCTCACCGAGGACGAAGAGGAATACATGTCCCGGCCAGACACCAGGATCATCATTGCCAAGAACCGGCACCTGCCGTGGGAAGGCACGATCGGGCTGTGGCAGCACCCATCCCGTCAATTCCTGCCAACAAAGAATTCCCAACGTATGTTTTTTAACGAGGAACTGTCTTGAGTTACGGATTCCACGGTGAGTACTCCAGAGTCTCTTGTCAAGACGAGCTCGAGGGCACGATTACTAAGATTGAGGCGGCATACGAGGAATTCAAGACGATATTTGTGACGATTTTTGACGGCCGGAAACGGTCAGACCTGCAGAATTCCCTGCAACACGCGATGTACCGGGAGATCGGGAAACAGCTATACGGTGGAGACTCAGAGTTCGCAAAGCGGGAGTGCAAGTTGACGATCGGAGTTCCGTTGCTGCGGCAGTCGAGCGAAGAATTCAAGAGCGTATACGACAAGAATTTGAAGCGACTGGATTATGAGGCAAAGCTCCAGGTGGTCGGCATGATCAAGGTCTCGAGCATTTTAAGCGTTGCAGATGCCCACAAATTTATCGACTCGATTTATAACAATTACGCGATCAAGGGTGTGGGCTGGTCCGACTTCATTAAGAGGGGGCGTGACGCCCTCCTGAGCTGATGAACTGATGCAGATAACGATTGTCGCGACAGACAAGGAACTGGAGGGGTTGATCACAACCCTGAAGAATCTCGAGGCCCTGGCTGAGACCCTGACCGAGGACATGGCCGAGCTACTGGAGCGGATGAAAAAAGAAACGGACGGGTCTTGAATAGCTCATGCCGATCAGCTCTAAAAAACTCCTGAAGCGGTACTCGAAGGCCAAACTGGTCGATGAGATCGCAACCAAAATGCAGAAATTGGTCCGGCTGAAGGCTGCAGACGAGCACGGTATGGTGCAGTGCTGGACATCGGGGGCCATGGTGCACTGGTCAGAGGCCCAGGGTGGTCACTTCATCTCCAGAACCCATAAGCGTACAAAGATCATGGAAGAAAATATCCATCCACAGACCGCACAACAAAATTTATGGGGAATGAAGGACAGTCTCACAGTTCTGGCCTACCGCCGGGCAATGGTTGAGTTCTACGGGGCAGACTTCGTGGACTGGCTTGAAATTGAAGCGAAGAAGCCCCTGGACACGCCCCGGGCTGAGCTCGAGGAGATGTTTCTGGAGGTTAAGGCCCAGGTCCGTGAGCTCGAAAAAACAGTGGGGTGCTCAAACCCGACAGCGGAGTCGGATTATTGACAGGGACAAGATCGACAAGCTCATCGACATCTACATATCGACGGTGTCCCGTGAAGAGGTGGGCTGGCCGAAGGAATCAATGCTGGCGAAGTTCATCGAGTACCACGGCAGCTTCCAGGGCTCATCCTCGACCGCCGGCCTGGAGAAGTATGTCGAGAGGATGGAGAAGACCCACGCTAGATTTGGTGATATCACAGTGGCGCTGGGTGAGCTCGATGAGCCGAAGGTGCTCGCAATTCTGTCCAGGCGGTACTTGAGGGGACTGGGTCACGAAGACAAGCCCTACACCAACGCCGACCGGGCAACAGCAATAGGCCAGACCCTGCGTCAGTTTGAGGGCAATATCCTGGTGGGCTACAGGCGCCTCTCCAAGACGCTGGATCTTCTGAAAAAGCGCGGAAGTTTCTCCCATAATTTAGCTTAAAAATAACTTATCAATACACTGTGTATTGACGTTGGAATTTGTTAAATTTAACTAGAATGGGGATACGCCGCTCTGCATCAGTTCCCCCGAGGCCTTGCCTAGCGGCGGACTCCCCAACCATCCCAAAACCTCAAAACCAAATTCAAAGACACCTATGAGCAAGACCCACCTGGTGCGCCATCTCAAGCGCGTCGAGGGATTCTCTGCGTACCCCTATGATGACGTTGGGGATCAGTCGATAGGCTTCGGCAGGAACCTCACGCAGATTGGAATCAGCAAATCGGAGGCAGAGGTTTTATTGCTGAATGATGTGGACAGGTGTGAGCAAGAGCTCAGGAAGCGTTACCCGTGGTTCAAGGACCTGACCGACATCCGCCAGGCCGGCATGTTGTCGTTGAGCTATAACCTGGGAGCCACCAGGCTGGCAAAATTCAAGAAGTGCCTAAAAGCCATGTCCGAGGGCGATTATGGGGCCGCGGCTTATGAGGTCTACCCGCACTCACGGTACGCCACCCAGGTTCCGTCTAGGGCACATGAGATATCAATAATGCTAAAGGGCGAAGAGAACACAGAGACTGAAGATGCCTAGACTTCTTAATCTTGCTGAGTTGCGGGGTAGCACCCAGGCCAAACCCATTCCCGTTCCATTTGGAGGGACCACACGCCCAGCCTTCGTTGACCGGGTAAACAACCCTCAGAGCTATCCATATATATCAAACCCCGATGGGTCTGTGTCAACCCACAGAATGTCGGCGGAGATCGATGAAGAGGGGAGGTACGGTCCACCTGGGAAGTGGTATGTATTCCCCACAATTGTCAATATGCCGGGAGGTCTGAAGCAATTTGACAGCAACCGCGAGGCAATGGACTACAACGTCCGAACTGGGAACGCATTGCAGTTTGATGACGGCCAGGAAGCAAGAGCCTACTCGATAAATTACAAGGCAGGCACTCCATTGGCGGGTGGTACTGGCCGACTAGGAATCGACGATCAACCCCAGGGCACTGATGAAATGGCTCCAGTGAGAGCAATCAATAGCCTGACCCCAGAACAGCTCCAAGAATTTTTAAGGCAGATTGCTCCCCAACGTCCCATTGATAACTTCCGGGACCCAAGAGTCACCCAGGAGATGATTCCTGTTGAGCCGACCTGGAATCCATTTGGACAAAATTTCCGGGGGACCCTCAACATGGCAATGGAGGATCTCTTTACGCCTGTTGGGGAAGGACAGAGCGCCGGGGATCGGTATTATGGGCGTAAATTAATCAGAAATACCACCGGGGAGCCGGGCGGATTCGGGATGATGGATTTCATCCCCGGTGTTGACATTCCACTCGCTTATGCAGAC